TTATAAAATTGGTGGTCTTAACGAAGAGATGAATAATGAGACGGGCTCCGAAGCCCCCATTGAAAAAAGCTGGGAAACATTTCTCCAACTAGGTGGCTGGAATGGCAAAGGGGGCACGCGTCCTGATAACGACACTCGCAAGAAAGGCTCGGAGACTGAAAAGTGAAAATTTCTATTGCACGCCTTAAAGAGATTATTATGGAAGAAGTTGCGAGAGCAACTGCTATTGAAGGAGCCCTTGAAGAAGAAGATGTCCCAGGCTCCGAGGGTTACGAGGCAGGCATTGAGGCAGAGAAGAAGAAGAAAAAAGAAGCAGCCAAGCGCGCAAGCCTGGAATACTACCTCCAGGGGTACGAGGGGCACGGAACCCAGGGCCGCATGCGGGAAGAATCCCTTAACATAGAAATCGTAGATGATGAATGAGCTTTCAATTAGACAAGAAGCAGCAAGTCAACGAGATCCTCAAATGCGGTAAAAACCCCGCTTACTTTCTTAAGACTTACGCACGGATTTCTCATCCTTTACATGGACTCATCTTGTTTGATACGTATGATTTCCAAGATGTATTATTGGATGACTTTAATGACTATCGTTTTAACGTCATTTTAAAAGCGCGCCAGCTTGGTATCTCCACGATTACTGCTGGTTATATTGTATGGATGATGCTTTTTCATCGCGACAAAGCCATTCTTGTAATGGCCACCAAATTTGCTACTGCAGGAAACCTTGTCAAAAAAGTCAAAGGAATCATGCGCCAACTCCCAGATTGGATAAAGATCTCCACTATCAGCGTGGACAACCGCACTTCTTTCGAATTATCTAATGGCTCTTCAATCAAAGCGGCTTCTACCTCTGGCGATGCCGGTCGTTCCGAAGCCCTATCGCTCTTGGTGCTTGATGAGGCAGCACATATTGAAAATCTAGAAGACTTGTGGACAGGCCTGTATCCCACACTCTCCACAGGAGGGCGCTGTATTGCGCTGTCAACACCTAATGGAGTTGGAAACTGGTTTCATAAAACCTGTATAGACTCAGAAGCAGGCACAAATAACTTTAATCTAACCACCCTAAAATGGGATGTACATCCTGATCGAGATGAGACATGGTATAAGAAAGAAACCAAAAATATGTCCAAGCGTCAGATTGCACAAGAACTGCAGTGCAACTTCAACACCTCCGGTGAAACTGTTATCGATCCTGATTGCGTGGAATGGTTATTATCTACAGTAAAAGAACCCAAATATCGTACAGGGTTTGATCGTAATTTTTGGATTTGGGAAGAATTCGATCCCACCTGCAATTATCTCATAGTAGCCGATGTGTCGCGCGGCGACGGCGAGGATTTCTCTACATTTCATATTTTAAAATTAGAAACTCTTGAAATCATTGGAGAATATCAAGGAAAGCCTACGCCCGATATGTTTGCTAACATGTTAAATCAAGTAGGCCGAGAGTTCGGAAATGCGATGCTTGTAGTAGAAAATAATAATATTGGCTATACAGTACTTGACAAACTCATAGAATACGGTTATCCTACTTTATATTATTCTATTAAATCTACGCATGAATATATTGAACAGTACCAAGCTGAATACCAGAGCAACGCTATTCCTGGTTTCACTACCTCCATGAAAACGCGACCCTTGATAGTCGCAAAACTAGAGGAGTTTATCAGAAACAAACTAATTAAAGTGTATTCTTCACGTACTGTTAATGAAATGAAAACTTTTATTTGGAAAAACGGCAAACCGCAAGCGATGAAAAGCTATAATGATGATTTAATTATGGCTTTGGCTATTGCTTGTTGGGTACGCGACACTGCACTTCAATCTAATGCGCGAGAATTAAATTATAAGAAAGCATTTGTAGATGCGATCATTACAACCAAGACCACCATGAATACCCGTATTAGCGGACAACATGGATATAAAAAAGACAATATCTTGGATCAAATGACCGAGGCACAACAGCTGTATGACCAATACAAATGGATTATTAAGTGAGATTATAAATGGCATTCCCCAATAACAACCCTGCCAATAGCAACACCGGCCTATTCAAAGCTTTAACAAGGCTTTTTTCTGGACCTATCGTAAGCTATCGGTCCCAATCGGGCCGTCGAATTAGAAGGCAACATCTAGACAAATTTGGTTCTAGATTTAAGTCTGCCTCTGGACAACAGTTTAAGAAGACTCTTTACAATCCTTTAAATGCAATTGCGACAAACGCTATCCAAAACCAGCGTAGATCCGAACGATATGTAGATTTTGATCAAATGGAATACATGCCAGAGATCGCCTCCAGCATGGACATCTATGCAGATGAAATGACAACCTTCTCAGAATTGCGACCGATGTTAAATGTCAAGTGTCCCAACGAAGAAATTGGAGCGGTCCTGGGAGTCATGTTCGACAACATTCTAAACCTTCAGTATAATCTTTTCGGCTGGGCGCGCACGATGTGCAAGTACGGCGACTTCTTTTTATATCTCGACGTTGATGAAAAGTATGGCGTTCAATCTGTAATCGCATTGCCCCCACAAGAAATCGAAAGACTAGAGGGCAAAGATTCCACCAACCCTAACTATGTTCAATATCAGTGGAACTCCGCTGGCATGACCTTTGAGAACTGGCAAATTGCCCATTTCCGCATCTTAGGAAATGATAAGTATGCTCCGTATGGGACTTCAGTTTTAGAGGCCTCACGACGCATTTGGCGCCAGCTAACGCTGATGGAAGATGCTATGATGGCATACCGCGTTATTCGCTCCTCGGAACGCCGCGTGTTCAAGATTGACATTGGGGGTATCCCTCCACAAGATGTTGAGCAATTCATGCAAAAGACTGTCACCAATCTTAAAAGACATTCGGTAGTAGATCCTGCAACAGGGAAAGTTGACCTGCGCTATAATCCCATGAGCATCGAGGAAGACTACTTCATCCCGGTGCGCGCTGGGTCTATGACTGATATTGTCTCTCTCCCTGGCGCCGCAAATATCACCGAGATCGACGACATCAAGTATTTGCGCGATAAGTTATTCTCTGCCCTTAAGGTTCCGCAGTCTTATCTGACAATGGGCGAAGGCGCAGCAGAAGACAAAACGACCTTGGCCCAAAAGGACATTCGATTTGCGAGAACTATTCAGAGACTTCAACGAGTCATTATCGCAGAACTTACAAAGATCGGAATCATCCACCTGTATACTCTAGGTTTCAGAGGCGATGACTTATTAAGCTTTACTTTGTCTCTTAATAATCCTTCTCGGATTTCTGAACTTCAAGAAATCGAACATTGGAAGCAGAAGTTTGATATTGCAGGTTCAGCCACCGAAGGCTATTTCTCGCGCCGTTGGGTTACCGAAAATATCTTCGGTATGTCTAATGAAGAATTTGTGCGCAATCAGCGCGAAATGTATTATGATCGCAAACACGACGCCGCTCTCCAACAAGTGGCTGAAGCCGCTGCAGCCGGCGCCGCAGGTGGTGGCATGGGAGGCGAGATGGGCGACGATCTCGGAGGAGATCTGGGTGGCGATCTTGGAGGGGACCTCGGAGGTGATCTTGGAGGCGCCCCAGAAGAAATGCCCGCTGGAGAAGCAGGAGCCCCTGAAGGCGGGGGTGAGGACGAATCCGGCCTCTTGGCAGTACCCCCCGGTTCACGTAACGAGCCACGTTTGAAACCGCGTCTTACTCCCGGCTCCAAAGGAAAAGTCCACTATCCCGCAAAGAGAGATGGTCGTGAAAGTAGCGGCCCACGATCTCGTTCAAATGCCTCTGGATGGGGACAACAGCAGGCTGGTACGTGGCGAGGTACTTTACCGGGGTATGCAGATGGGTTAAAATCGCTCGGTAAAGGTTTTGTCCCCACAGCAGAAGGTATTTATAAAGAAGATGAGTCTACTTATAATAACGGCGAACTTCTAGAAGAAAAGAAACTATTTCAAATTAATGAATCTGTAAAGGATCTTTTAAAGGGACTTGAAGAGGGACTCAAAGAGAGCAAACAAGAAGCTATGGAGAAAGAAAGTGAAAACAAGGCATAATAAAAAAAGAAACACTGCTTTTGTATATGAAGCTCTTCTTAGAGAAGCGACAGTTGCAATTTTACGAAAGGACACGAAACGACGTGATATTACTTTTAATATAATTAAGCACCATTTTCAAGATGGTTCTCTTCTTAAGAAAGATTTAGAATGCCATCGATCTCTTTATGAAAATCAAAGCTTGGATAAAGAAACATCCCAAAAAGTATTAAACGAGGCCAAGATGGCTCATCGTTTACTGGATCCTAATAGCCTTTTTGCTCAAAAGACTCGCCTCATTAATGATGTTAACCGCGATTTAGAGCCGGGAGTATTTAATACATTTGTTCCCAATTATAAAACTTTGGCTTCGATAGCACAAATTTTTTCTGATAGGATCTCGCCTAAAGATCTAGTACTTCTAGAGGGAGAGATTATTAAGAAGATGACGCTGCATGCTTCAACTATTGAGCTTCCCACTGATATTGATAATTTGGTAGTCAGTTCTTTTACCAATAAGTTTAATAATAAATATGAAAATGAGCTTTTAGCAGAGCAAAAAGAGCTGCTAACTTATTATATCTCCTCTTTTGCTGATAATGCGCTGGAGTTAAAAATGTTTTTAAACGAAGAAATTGCGCGTTTAAAGACGCGCCTTGAAAAGGCCGCCCTTTTGACGGAGATTAGCGAAGATAAACAAATGCTAGCCAAAACCGAAAAGATTGTGGCCCGTCTCGAAGAACTGCGAGAGTGTGCTATCGATGATGAAATTCTGCTAACAGTTATGAAAACTCAAAGCCTCGTAAAGGAAATCTATTCAGATGGCCATCACAGTTAGAATTGGAGATACAGCAGATAGTGCCGTAGTCCGTCTAGAATTAGATGTGCGAAAGAGCCTTAACGGAGATTTAATGATTTTTGAACATGGTGATATTGATATAGTGGTGTCCACCAACAACAATAAAATTACAGTATTTCCCAAAGAAACGATGAACGATCTCGTCTATGGAGCACAGAATAGGTTGTTTGCTATGTTGCGCAAGCAGGGGCTCATCGTTGCTGACTCTATTCAGGGCGGCTCTTTTTATGGAGCCTTTGAAGGGCTAATGGAACAAGCATCCAGCGAAAATCTTAGTACGGCTAAAATGGCGCTTATCAATATTTCTAATTTTATTGATGAAGAGCGCCCGTATTTCGAGTCGACAGAGGCGATTATTTCGATGACCGACGATGAGCTAATCCATCCGGACAAGGCCGACTCCACAGAGTTGGGAGAGGTGCCCCAGCATACTGAACAGGGTTCTATTCGCCAAGGATATATTAGAGATCCTTACTCGTTGAGTTATCTGTATACGATTTAAAATGAAGTTATTATTAGAAAAATGGAGAGAAATTCTCAACGAGGTAGATGAAGCCGAACAAGCGCCCGCAGAAAAGGCAGCCATCTTTAATAATGCCGCGGCCGAAATAAAAGGTATTGTTACCAAGGTTAACTCCGCCGCCGGCGCCGATACCAATCTGGCGCGCGAAACTTTACAATCCATAATTGCGGGGCTCCAACAAGCTTTAGAGGAGTTGTAGTGGATTTATTATATTTTATATTATCTGCGTATGGACTTACGCAGATTTTAGTATACGGCAAAATTTTAGAAGGACTAAGACCGACTAGTGGATGGCTCGGCCAATTATTTAGTTGTCCTATGTGTATGGGTTTCCACGTAGGATGGATTTTAATGTTACTTTCTCCCTATACAGAACTATTTAATTTTGATGTAACGCCTGCAAATTATTTTATTTTAGGATGCTTATCATCTGGAACATCATATGTTCTGAATATGCTAATCGGAGATGAAGGGTTTAAACATGAACACAAACAGATGGACACGTAAGTGGATGCTGCAGCCAGTAAGAAACTGCTGTAAGGGGTCTTAGCTGTGGCCAAAGTTTTACTAAGAGAATATTATGCACTCTGTGAGGGTGGCGTCTGCCAAGATCTTCTTACAGAAGAAGAGAAGCGTTTTGTTTCTAATGGTGGGATGATACTCTCCGGCAAATTACAGGAAGCGGACATCCAAAATGGTAACGG